ATGGACGCACAAAAAACGGCTAATCCGCTGAGACAAGTACTTAAGATTAGTAAGAGAAGGAGAATAAAAATGAATCCATTAATTCAAAGTTTGACAGAAGGTCAACTTCGTTCTGATATCCCTGAGTTCCGTGCTGGTGATACTGTACGTGTTCACGCTAAAGTTGTCGAAGGTACTCGCGAACGTATTCAGATCTTTGAAGGTGTTGTTATCTCACGTAAAGGTCAAGGAATCTCAGAAATGTACACAGTACGTAAAATTTCTGGTGGTATCGGTGTAGAGCGTACATTCCCAATTCACACTCCTCGTGTTGATAAAATCGAAGTTGTTCGTTATGGTAAAGTACGTCGTGCTAAACTTTACTACTTACGCGCATTGCAAGGTAAAGCTGCACGTATTAAAGAAATCCGTCGTTAATTTTGATGATCAGATTTTAAAAATGCTTGGTTGTTTGAGGATAGTAACTATGTTTTAAAACTGGACAACCAAGACGTAAAAAATCTGCCTGTGGGCAGTTTTTTTACTAGGTCCCCTTAGTTCAATGGATATAACAACTCCCTCCTAAGGAGTAATTGCTGGTTCGATTCCGGCAGGGGACATGTAAATAACGTCAAAAGCCTTTGTATTAAAGGCTTTTTGTTTTATTCCGATTTTAAAAGGGGCACAAAAGGGGCAGTTTGTTTATTTATAATTTCTTTCATATTTACAGTTGTGTGACTGTAAATAGATAATGTTGTTTTTGGATCGCTGTGACCAACTCTATCCATTATCGCATTTAGCGGTATCCCTTTTTCTGCTAAAAATGATATATGCGAGTGTCTAAATAAGTGCGTGTGATAATCTCCATAAATTTTCAATCGCTTATTGATGTACGCGTTTAAAATCGGTACACCGTTCGAATTTGGAAAGACGAATGAACTTGTCTTTTTCTGTCTATTGACGATATCTAAAATATTATCTGATACAGATATTTTGCGTGTTGATTTTTTGGTCTTGGTCGTAGTGATTTCTCGTGTGTTAAAATCGTAAGTTGCATTAATCAGAATTTCTTTATTTTCAAAATCTATTTTGTCGTAAGTCAGACAAGCTAATTCTCCATACCGTACACCCGTCAAAAACATGAATAAAACGATGTCTGCGAGCGTTTGTTCGTCATTGTCTATCATTCTATTGCACAGGTCGTAAACCTCGTTAGATGTTAAATAAAGCACCTTTTCAGGCTTGTAATCATCCTTTGGTTTGGGAACTAAGACGTTCTCCGTCGGATTACTTGTCATATAGTCCATTTGTATCGCATAAGAAAATATAGCATGCAATCTCTTTCTACATTTATGCGTAACATGATACGAATTGTGTTTTAATAGTTTATCAATGATTAGTCTAATATCACGTTTAGTCAACTTGTTGATAATTGTATCATCTGGTAACACGGTTGCTATATGACTGTCAGATACTAAATAACCACGTTTTGTGGAGTCTTTGACGGTCGGTATCCATTGCTTTAGATATTCCTTTTTAAGTTCTCCGTAAGTCATTTCTGAGTGATTTCTGATAGCGAGCCTATCTTCAATCTTTTCCTGCAATATTAAACCAGCTTTTTTCTGAGCTTGACTAGAATTTTTATCTAGTGTCACAGATACTTTTTTGTACTTATTTGTTAGAGGGTCAGTATATCTTTCGATATATTTAAATTTCCCGTTGGCTAGCTCCTCTATCCACATTGTTTTATACCTCATTTTCTGTTAAAATAGGTATGGTAAAAACCCCTCCCAAAAAGCAGGTTTTTACTATACTAGAATTTGCCTCACGCTCTCCTTGGCCAAAATTTGAGCGTGGGGCTTTTTTTATTTTGTCTTAAACGTTCTTCCACAATTTGTGCAATGCCAGTTGTTTTTACCCTTTTTCCCAACCAAACCTAGCAATAAGAACGGCCAAGCAATTAAAAATCCGATACAACCGACACAACCATTAAAACCTTTACGGTCTTGGTTCATAAATTGTACTTTTGTACTTTGGCAGTAAGGACAACGCTGTGCAAAAAATCCCATTTTTAATTCTCCTGATTTTGATTTCAGCTTTTAACGTGGTTCAGATATTACACATAGTTATTAATTTTCCTATTTACATTTCGACTGGGGTAAAATGGCACGTTATACAAAATGACGTTTAAATAATTTATGGCTTTCAATGTTCTGATCAACATCTTTCTCATCCCAAATTTGTAACTCCCAAGGATAGTAGTGGTTGCTCTTATTCTTGAAATAAACGTGTATTCCTGTGTAATTATCTTTATCTCGTAAATACCAGTTTTTTAAATCGAACTTATCTTTCCATTCATCGAGTTGCTCCATCACTTGTGAAATATCCTCAGAAGATAAAATGATACGAGCGCCAAAAATATCATTAAGAATAGAATTCACAGGATAACCATCTTGTCTTTTGGAAAAACGCTCAATTTTGTCTAAGATGCTTTCTGATGTTTTGACACGATAGACGTAAGGGATATCTTTGACATCGGCTTTCATCAAATAATCATTGATGGATTCGTGTAGATTTAAACGATAGTCTAGGATAGCCTTGACAGGTACTTTTGAAAAGGTATGTTTTAGATTAATCTTTTCAACTTTCCCAGTTTCAAAATAATCTTGCGAATAAACAAGGTGTATTCTATTAATTTCCGAGATTAAGCGTTCAACTTTTTCCAGCATATTAACTCTCCCTATAAATATCTACGACTTCTCCTATCGTGCGGATGTTGTCGTTCTCTGAAAGATAGATTTCCTCATAGCTTTTATTTAAACTTTGCAAGTACCAAGCGCCGTCATAATCACGTTTGAGTTTTTTTACAAAGTTTTTTCCATTGACTTGGAATATCCCTATATCATTCATATCGACTTGACTAGATACCTTGATGAACAGTAAATCGTTGTCTTGAATAAGTGGTTCCATTGAATTACCAGCTACTTTCGCAATAGTATCATACTTATCGGGGACATCATCAGCCCGTAGTTTAACTTCCATATGTAAATTGTCTTCTTGGTATGCCCCCAGACCAGCAGCAACTAACCCCTCAACGTAGTCAGTGATATAATTTTCTGTCTCCTCAACTTTTCTATCGAACATAGAAATAACATTATTTTGTTCTTCTAATTGTTCGTTAGCGAAGCTAAGGACTTTTTCTTGTCTAGGTTGTTCTAATTGAGAAGAAGTAGAAGTGATTTTTTGTAGGGTAGAGGAAGTTAGATTTTTTTCAGTTTTCGTTTCATTTAACGCGACTATCTGATTTTCGTCTAGCGAATTTAATAAATCATCAAAAGAGATGCCAATTGTGTCAGAAACTTTCTTTATAATCGGAATAGATGGGATGATTTCTTTTCCGTTACGAGGATCTCTGTTTTTTTCAAGAATAGAAACGTAAGCTTTGCTGATGCCTGATTCTTTAGCGAATTCAGCCATGCTCAGATTATTGGTATCTCGATACTTTTTTATATATTTTCCTAGATGCATATCGAATTCCTTTCAATATAATGTCTAACATTTTAAACATATTATACAGTACAAAAAAATTTTTTTCAAGTTTTTTGTCCAACATACTTGACAACCATATGTCTAACATGTTAGACTATAATCAAGCTTAAGTAATTAAGCAAAACGAAAGGAGGTACAGCTAATGAAATCTAGGCTAAACAAAAAGCCTAAACACAAAGAACTAGAAGTCGAAATCAATATTCTTTGGTTTAAGCTCAAAATCAAATATCTGATTACATGGTAATCGGATAGGGGGTGAAATTCCCCCACCCCTAATGGGGTAAGTTTAGTTTAGCACATTGGCTGTATCTCTGCAAGAATGAAAGGAGAGCAGATGGAAGAAAATAACATTTATAATTTTCATGCAGTACTTGGAATTATGCTACGTAATATTCAAGAAGATTATATGGAAATAAAAAACCCTCTAGCAAGGTGTGAGCTTGCTAAAGGATACTTTGAGATTGGTAGATATCTTTACGACGAAGGTGTATTACCTTCCGAATACCTTGGTGAGAGCATCTCTAGACATCTTAGCTGATTCCTTTTCGGCTTCAATAAAAGGTAAATTATGTTTCTTAATAGCTTCCATAGAGTCTTCGTAAAGTTTGATTTTATCTTCGATAGACAAAGTAGGGCTAGAAGAAGCGACAATAGCGAGAGCTAAATCTTTTGAATTAGAAATTTTCATTAGCTTATCCTCCTTTCTGCTAGGATAAGTTGATTATAACATTTTTAGGAGGTACAAAATGAATTGGAAAAAACTAATGTTTGGCGATCTAGAACACACGTTTACTAGTCGTAATGGCAAAGAAAAAACAAGTATTGAATTTGAAGGTGGCGTATTGCCAGCACTGTTAGTGCTAGGTGGTATCACTTGGCTGATCGCTTGGTTTATTACAAAATAAAAACTCCCAAGTGGGAGTGGAAAGGAGAGGGGTCAGAAAAATGATTAATCTTGAAGAAAAAGTTCAAAAAATAGAACAGAACGAAGAAGAAAATACAACCTCAATCTCATTCTTAAGAGGTTATATCAAAGGCCTTGAGGAGCGAATTAGTCGTTTAGAGCGTTCGAAGGGCTGTTAAAGGCATTAGGGTATTTTGTTTGTAACTCAAAAATCTTTTCTAACTTTTCTGGCTCTTGAAAAGCCATCATAATTAAGTCTTCCTGAGTCATTGGTCTTTTTTGAGTAGAATTATTTTCTATTTTATCAGATAAATTTTCAATTGCATCATAGATGTTGTTAATTGAAGTTTTTAATTGGATAATATCTTGCACTGAAGCACTTTGGTCGTTTGGTTCATGGATTATAGAAAAATCAATGTTTTCTTCTGTTTTTTGAATTCGTCTAATTGTTTCTTGGACAGAATCAAGCACAACCTTACTTTCAGAGTTTTTGAGATCGTAATGAATGGTATTTATAGTTCTAATATCAAAAGGGATATCTTCATCAGTCTTTTGTCTAAGGAAAATAGTAGGTAAGTTCAACGCTTTTCTAAACCCAAGTTCTAAAAAGACATTCGGGTTATTTCCTGTTATATCAACAATTACCAAGTCTGCTGTGGATAAAGCATCAAATATTTTATCGTCAATCCTATCTGAATGATACAGTTCGTCAGCTCTGGTCACTTGATACTTTTCGATCAATGCAGGTTTAATTATATAATTTAAAACACTGTCTGAGTGGTTCCGAATTTCGCTACTTTCCTCACCGATAGCAGATACTACGAAACAAGATTTTTTACTCATAATAATACCTCACAATTTTTATTTAAATTATACCACAGAAAGAAGGTGGAATAGATGCGCCCCAAAAAATATCCGTATAGCCAAAAAAACTATCCAGCGCCGAAGCTTCATAACATCATTGAAACCGATAATCATTTCTTGATAGATGATAAAAGGATTCATTATGTTATTGAAGATTCTGTAAAGACAAAAACCCTTGGCGATGGCTATGTTGAAGTAACACTTTCCATAATTGCCAAGAGTTTTACAAAATCACAAGGTTAGTTTGGCGATAGTCCTTGTGATAGAAGTTGGTGTAAGAGGGATACCTTCTTCTTTAAGGATATTCTTTAAACGGCTCGAAAAATTATTATCTTTAAGACTTTGAAGATATAAGTAACCAGTTGTTGTTACGCCATCGAAAAAATAGAAAGTAATATCTTTTGTTGGGCGACGTTTTCCTTTTATCAAGCAATCATCAAGTAAATTATCAATTACTTCTAAAGTGCCTGATATTACAATGTTTTTATCTAAGTCTTTAGAGAATTTTACAAATTCACTGTTAAGACTTAGATTATCAAATAAGCTATAAGCGTCGTCTGGTTTGGTTTCCACAAAGGTTTCCAAGACAATTGTATAAAGTTTGAAATAGTCAAACATCACATTCACCTCCTTTCTGCTCACATTATAGCAGATTAGAGGTACTAAAAACAGATAGAAAGGGGGTGGGGGAATGCAACAATTTAATCTAAAACAACTACGAGAGAAAAAAGGATTTACTCAAAATGAATTAGCTGATAAAGCTAACGTTAGTCGTTCGCTCGTGGTTGGTTTAGAAACAGGTTCATATTCAGAGACATCTACAGCATCTCTGAAGAAATTGGCGAAAGCTTTGGACGTAAAGATTAAGGATTTATTTTTTTAACCAATTGTCTAACATGATAGACAAAATATTTGTTAATAAAACTAACAAACCGCTAGAAAGGACAATATGAATGAATTAACATTATCGGATAATCTAGCTCAGATTGAGCTTGATTTAAGACAAGAAAACGAACAGATTGGAAAGTCTATTTGGAAAATAGGTTGCATGTTAAAACATGTTAAAGAAAATGATTTGGCTCATGGTCAATTTATGGATTGGTACCAAAATATTGGGTACAACAAGAATTTCGTTAGCAAGGCAATAACGATAGCTGACAAACTTTCAAATTTCCCAGCGTTGGGAAATATTGGAACAGAAGCCCTCTACCTCATCGCCACTCTACCAGATGACCAAAAGCAAGAACAGATTGAACGGATTGAAAGTGGTGACAATCCAACTGTTCGAGAATTGCAAGAAATCAAGCGAGAAAACAACCGCTTAAAATCAGAAAATGCCCGTTTAGAGCAACAAAAAGAGAATTTAGCAGAGCAAGCCTTGAGTGCTAAAATCGTTGAAAAAGAAGTTATCAAAGAAGTTATTCCAGATGATTATGAAAGCACTAAGCAACTTAATCAGACTTTGCTTGGCAAGAATAAAGAACTAAGTAAGATGGTTGATGATGCCTTGCAGCACGAGGAGTATTTAAAAAGTCAACTTAAAGAATTCTATGCTAAGCGTGATGAGGTCAATCATAAATCAGCTAAGTATGATGAGCTAACAGAAGCGATTAAACAGTCAGAAGGTAAACTCAATAGCTATCAAAAGAAGATTGCATCATACAAGAATATCACTGAACTACTCAAAAAAGGCGATTTGCTATTACTTGAAATGAGCGGACTTATCTATGCTGATGAAACGCACTATATCCAGCGTGACGGGCTTATTAAGCAAGAGTTCGATAGCTTGGTCGATAGAGGTCTAAAGCTCTTTAATGACCTTGATATGAAGCGTAAGAACACTGAAATTTTAGAAGGAGAAGTCTTATGAATGAACTAACAACAACTCAACAACTGATTGAAATGTCAAAAATGCAGACAGTGACTTTAGAAAAGGTTGATAACTTAGAAAAAGGATTATTGCAAGCGCAGAATGATATTCAAGAAATCATGGATACATCTTATTTACATCCTGGAATTATTAATATGATTACTAAAAAACGTCGTAAACGTGTCATTGATTGTATGGGCGGAAAATCTGCAAAAGCTTATAAAACCTTTAAAGTAGACGAGGAAGGCAGAAAGCATCGTTTTTCAAGTGAAGTATTCCGAGAAATGGAACTTGATTTCAAAGCAGAATTTGATCTCAATAGCTACGCTGAATTGTCTAAATCTAAGAAAGAAGAGGCGCTTGAATATATCGCTATGTGGGAACCGTGCACGAATACTAAACGAAAAATTAATCTGTTGAACAAACAGACTGAACTTGAACTGATTGGGTAAGAAAGGAACAAAACTAACGAAGGGAGAAAAGAATGGAAGAAGACATCAAGCAGTTGATCACTGAAAATATCTTAGAATTTTTAGGTTCTGACTATGGAAAAGGTTTCTTAACCGGCATAAAAATTGCCGTTGAGATTATTGCCAAACAAATACCGACACCTTCAGAAGAGGATATCGGTCATGATAGTTAATTTTTGCGCTGCTGTTCGAAAGCTTGTTTTAAATGAGTTGCCATCATTTGCTGAACAGCAAGAACGAAATCCATACTATGGAGCGTTCATACAAAATCAAAGTGTATATCACTAAGGAGAAAGAACATGATTACTATTTTAAAAGAAATAAACCAAACACTAAAAGAAATCCTAGCAGAATTAAAAGAACCTACTGTGGTAACAGTAGATTCTGAAAAGTTAAGTAATACGCTAACTACTGAACAGAAGATACGCCGATTATCTGGTCAATAAACAGAACAACAAATGGAAGGTTCAAAGTAGATTCTTTTGATGTTGACAAAGTAGCATCAACAAGCAACATAAATCTTTCGTTGTCATCTTTATTTTCTTTACGATATTCCAAGAATTCAAGGACATGAGCATACTTGGCTTTATCAGGATTTTCAGGTAATAAAGTTCCAGTGAATATTCCACTCGCTGTAATCACATTAAGCTTACAATTGCTTTTTTCCGAAAAAATAGCGACATCTGCAATAAGATTAGTTTTTAAAACGTCGTTCATTATAATCACCTCCTTTCGAGATGATTATACCACTAAAAAAGTCCGACGGGAATCGGACTCAAAACAAACTTAATTTACTTAATTATATCACAGAAAGGAAACAATATGCTAGCAAAACTTAAAAGCGGTATCGAAGTACCTTACGAAGAGCTTTGGCTTAATGATAACGACTTATCCGAATTTATTGGAAAGTCATTTGACCAAACGCAGCGATTACTAAGAAAGATGTACAAAGACAGAAATTATCGCAAATACATTGACAAGGTTGGCGGTCGTTCAACAAAAGTTAAAAAATTTGAAGAATGGAGAAAATTACAAAATGAAAAAATTATTTAACTTTATTTTTACAAAACCAAAAAAAGAAGAACCAAAACCAAAAAGGACAATTGAAACACACGGCTGGGAAGTTGGTGCGAAAGCTTATGATGATTTTCATAATTATATGAAAGGTTTGAAACATGGATGAATGGAATCCAATTTTAATTAGGAACTAGATGGTTTGCCTGGTAAGCAGGTTTGGTAGGAAATACATAGTCCTTTGACAACTGAATATGGGTGCGTTGGAGTAAAATATATTTTACAAATTTCCGTTTTAATACGGTTAAAGTGTATTTTTTCTTGATATTTCGTTTTTTTCGTAGTATACTTTAGGGGAAGTGAAGAATATTTAGCACATTTAGTGCCAAAAAGAAATCCCCTAGTACCGCAAATACTAGGGGATTTTTCTAGTTTCCTAGAAGACACTAATCATCGTTGTCTAGCCACTTTTGGACTAGCAACAAGACGATGCCGACCAATAATGGTGCGATGATTGTTGTGAAGAATATTTCGCACATGGTTCTCACCTCCAATCTAAGGCGGTGTAGTAGTGCCGAGTAGTATTATAGCATTTAAAGCTTCTAAAAGCTACGAGATTTCAATCCTGATAGCTTCTGATGACAAGAACGGTAAAATGTATGTCTAGATAACAGACTGTCTCAGAAGTGATTTTAGGGCTGTTTTGAGAGAAAGAAAAATATTTAAAAATGTTTAAACAAAACCATTGACATTTGTTTAAACATAAGTTATAATTAAATCATGGTTAAGGAATTAACTAAATCCAACGGAAAGGAAACGGAGCTATGCGAAGTCGAAAAACTAAGCAAAAAGAAAAGCTCTCGCTGACTGATAAATTTGTGATTATCGGCATAATCATAGAAATAATCAGATTCATACGAGAACTTCTCTAAAAGCAACGAAACCAGAGGGCGAAAGCCCTCGGTGGTTTCGTGTACTTCGATTATAACATAGCTCCTACAGGCTAGCAAATGAAGCACGAAAAAAGAACTGAAATTTTGTTAGGGATTTTAATTGTCTTGCAATTGTTAAATCTTGCCTTGAGTTTTCGATAGGTGACAGATTTGGCAAAAATGGGGCGACCTACTAGCAATCCAAGGGATAAGTATATCGGTGTCAGAGCTTCAAAAAATGAGGTAGAAATGCTTGATTTTTGTACCGAAAAGACTGGAAAAAGCAAAACCGATATCCTCATGGAAGGGCTCGAAAAAGTCTATAATGAGCTAAAAGGGTAAACAAAAAAACACCACGTAACTACTCAAACGCCAATCCGATTAGTTACGCAGTGCCAAACGCACCCATATTCAAGAAGAATACAGGATACGCTTATATTATAACAGCGTACCTGTATTTGTGCAACTCAAATTTATAGGTACGCTTTTTGTGTGCCTCAAATTCGCAGGAGGACTGTATGAAAACTTACACATTAACTGAAGAAGAATTGAATGAATTAGTAGCCGAGCGCATGAAACAAGCGAAAGAAAAACGCACACCACAGGGGCTATTTAAAGATGTCGGCTTTGATGATGAGTTAATTCCGATCAACAATAAATACCCAAAAGTACTCAAGAAATTAAATCGTGAACGTGCTTATAAACCAGAAAAACACGTCTTCAATCAGACACCAAAAGTTTTTGGTGTGGACAACGAGATTAGTTATAGCAAAATTACAACACATGACGTGCACAACCATATTCGTTTGCTTGTCTTAAATGTCTTTGGTAAAAGTCAAAATAAGGAAGTATTGCCTGAGGAATACGACCAAGCAATAGAACTTTACAATCAATTAAAAGAGTGGTTTGTGTCTAGCTATGATAAGCGATTAGAGGGATTGGTACTAGAAGATGATTAAAAAAATATGCGTTAACTACTTACTAAAACAGATTGACAAAAGCAAACTAGAAACAAGAGATAAAGCGAAGTTGAACTACTTTATCACACTAGTGGACTGCAAGTTAGGAGGATAAATTGGGTAAAGAAAAAACTAAAATCTACTTTTGGCTAAAGTTCGACAAGAAGTTTTTTGAAAATATTTTTATCAAACGTTTAAAAAAGATGGCTGGCGGAGACACTATGACAGTCTTGTATATTCGTTTGATGCTAGAAAGTTTAGAAACAGACTGCATTTTATATTACGAAGGATACTTTGATAATTTGGTAGAAGAGCTTGCCATCAAGTTAGAGGTGTCTGAAGACGATATCAATATGACATTAGCTTACTTCACAAAATGCGGTCTAATCCAGATAGACGGTAGCGGTAACGCACAAATGCCCCAAGCTAAAGCTATGCTGGAAAGCGAGACGAACTGGGCAAAATATAAACGAGAAACTAGAAAAATTGGACAAATTCCAACCGATGTCCAACCAATGTCCAACCAATGTCCAACAGAGATAGAGATAGATATAGAGAAAAAGAAAGATAAAGAGAGAGAGTTAGATAAAGAGAAAGAATATATTGTCGAGCAGAGCCCGACTGAATATCTCTTTCCAGACTGGTTAGAAGAGAAATATGTCGAACAAGTCAAAAAAGGTAATCCCAAAAATTTTGATTATCGTATCCCAATAGCTTATCTCAACCAAAAAATGAACTCTAACTATAAGTTTGTAAAAACAAACACAGATTTAGTCAAAGCGAGACTAAAAGATAGTTATACTTTAGAAGATTTCAAAGCTGTCATAGATAAAAAATGCAGCGAGTGGGTAAATTCTGACATGGAAAAATATCTCAGGCCATCAACCTTGTTTAATGCTAGCAAGTTTGAGAGCTATCTCAATCAGCCAGAAGTTGCTAAAAGTGATTATTACCAGAAGCAACAAGGCCAACGATTTTCGCAAGCTGAGTTAGATGAGCTTAAGAAACCAGATCCGAAATATGGATTTTAGGAGGTATCTATGGCTTTTGGGTTAATGACAAGAGAGAGCATGCTCGAGAATGGCATTATTAGAGATACTGGGAAAACATGCGAAAAGCACGAGATGCCAATTTATGCTAGGAAAATGCCAAATCATGGCAATAGAGAAACAGAATTTTGTTGGCAATGTACAACAGAGTATATCCAATCGAAAAGTAATGCGGTTGACATTGCGTACAACAACCAGTCGTTGCTAGCTAAGGGTTATAAAGTGTTTTATAAAGAGAGCGTTTTATCAAAGGAAATTGCTAGTGCTACGTTGAAAAACTACAAGGAACATAGTGCTGTAGATACAAAAGCGCTAAACTATGCCAAACGAATCACCAGAGATTATGTTAAAGGAATGGAAGGTAACTCCCTCTTACAAGGACCTCCAGGGGTTGGCAAGAGCCACTTGTCTATGAGTATTGCTAAAAATATTAACGAGATGTTTAAATCTTACAATCAATCAAAGAGTGTGATATTTGTTTCGGTACCTTTGTTGTCCGGACTAGTCAAAGATACATTCGATTATGACGATAAAAAAAATAGCAAATATTCGCAAGAAAGAATGTCAAAGCTTCTCATCAATTGTGATTATCTGATACTTGATGACTTAGGCAAGGAGTCAACCACAGGTAACACCATTAAATCTGCTAGCGGTTGGACATATACGTTTTTATTTAATATTTTGGATAATCGGACAAATACTATCATTAATACAAATTTTAGTAGAGCTGAGCTTATGAAAATCTACGATGCTGCTTTTGTCGATCGCATAATCAAAGGTGCAAAAAACAATATTTTTAAATATCCAGATAATGCAGAAAGTAAGAGGTTCTGATGGAACTAACATTAACAACATTTTTCGGCTTGTCAGAAGAGCATGCAGCAAGAATCATGGCTCTAGATGAAACTAGTCGAAATAAAAAAATTGAAGAATACAGGCGGTTAAGACTGCGCAGAGGGAGGATTGACTTTGGAAAATAGACCAGATTTGAAATTAGTAGCTGAATTAGAAAATAGGATTAAAGACTTAAAAATTGAAAATGAAATCTTAAAGTCTAAAAACATTGATTTGTCTGAAGATGTTAAACATTTAAAATATAAATGCTTCGAAAAAGATAGTTCTATAGTGGATATTATGGTTAATAATAACAACCTAAGAAAAGAAAACAATGAGTTGCGAGAAATGTTTGACTTTATCAAAGATAGACTAGAGAAATTCGTAGGTAGCTCGTATGGTAGAAATTAGGATTAATGGCGAACTTGTAACGTTTGACGGTAATTTTAGGGATGCTTTTATATTTACAATTGACTATTTACGAGACAGCGAAGAGCCTACGCTAAGGCAGACTTACAACGAATTTAAAGACTATACAGACGAAGACTTGATGGAATACATCGAAATGGAATTTGATGTAAAACCTGAATTAATCGTCAATCGGAGACTTGATAGCAGATGGTCTTTTAAATCGCACATCTTGGAAGATTAAATATGAGCGAAGAGTTATACGAGTCTACTCGTTATTGGCAAAGCAGATACAGCGAGTTGATGACTGATTATTTACAAGAAGCGGAAGAAAACATAGAGCTTAAAAAACAGTTGAAACGCTTGAAAGCTGAAAACTGGCAATTAAAGCATAGAAAGAGGAAGTAAATGAGTAATGAACTAACGCAAAAACAAGTGACTTCAAACGTTGCGACACGAATCAATCAAATGAAAGATTCTGATGGGTTGATGATTGCACCAAAATACAGCGTAAGCAATGCACTTAGCTCGGCGTATTATGCTTTAAAAAATGGGAACCTGTTAAATAAAGACCAAGATAGCATTTATAATGCGCTGCTCGATATGGTAACCCAAGGTCTTAGCCCTGCTAAAAACCAATGTTACTTTGTGCCTTATGGAAACGCTGTTAAGTTGACGCGTTCGTACTTTGGCACTATGAAAGTTGTTAAGCAACTTCCTGAAGTGAAAGACATTTACGCAGAAGTAATTTACAAAGGCGATGAATTTAAAATCAAAAACGAAAATGGTCGCAAAGTGTTTGTTAGTCACGATACCGATTGGATGAATGCAGATAACGAAATTGTCGGAGCTTATTGCATTATCGAAAAAGAAGACAGTGAAAAGATTTTGACAGTTATGACCAAAAAAGAAATTGATAAGTCATGGTCAAAAGCAAAAACCAAAAATGTTCAAAATGACTTCCCGCAAGAAATGGCAAAACGAACAGTCATTAATCGAGCGGCTAAGCAATTCTTCAATACGAGCGATGACAATGATTTGTTTGTAGATGCTGTGAACCGAACAACAGAAAACGAGTATGACAATGACAGACAAGTAAAAGACATCACACCTCAAGAAAAAAATAGCCTAGATGACTTAATAGGTCATCAGAGTGAAAATAAGGATGCTCCTATCAATTTAAAAGACGTAACTGAAGATTTACATTCGGAGCCAGAAAAAACGCTCACAGACGAAAATAAGACGGTTTTAGAAGATACCTCTTATCCGGCAGATGAAATTCCGGATTTTGACCAAGAAACTGGTGAAATTAAAGCTAGCGAAGGTAATCTCTTTGATAATCTTGGAGACTTAATGCCATGACGAAGTTAGATTTGCTTGGAAAGGACTATTATAGCAATGAATCATCAATTAAGTACTGGTCTATTAGTCAGTACAAGCGTTTTAGAGAATGCGAAACGAGGGCGCTTGCTGAATTGCAAGGGGATTGGACAGATACCAGAGATAACACTGCGTTGCTCGTCGGGAACTATGTCCACTCTTACTTTGAGAGTAAAAAAGCTCATGAAGAATTCAAAGCCCAAAATGGCTCTGAAATGATTTCGACCCGAGGAACAACAAAAGGCCAATTAAAAAAGGACTACTTAGTCGCTGAGCAGATGATTGAAGCTCTTAAAAATGACAGTAACTTCATGGCTATCTACCAAGGGGAAAAGGAGGCAGCAATCACAGGATTTCTTGGCGAGGTTGAATTCAAGGGTAAAATCGACTGCCTGAATGTCGAACGTGGCTATTTTGTAGACATCAAAACAACAAAAGGGCCGATTGACGACACGATTTGGAATGGCGAAGAGCGTGTCAGATGGTTTGAGGCTTACGGATATATCTTGCAGATGGCTGCTTACAAAAACATGCTAGAAGCCAAATACAATAAACCGTTTGAACCGATTATTTACGCAGTTACTAAAGAGACACCACCAGATACAAGAGCCATCAGGATCCAAAATGTAGATGCTATGCAAAATGAGTTAGATAACCTAGCACAAAACATCAAACATTTAGATGACGTTAAAAAAGGAATAAAAAAACCTAAACCTTGTGGCCATTGCGAATATTGTAGGGCTAATCAATTAACACAAAGAGTAATGATTTTTTAACTAACATTGCAAAGTGAAGCTCGGCCTTTGCAGTAACTATATTTTCCGAGCGAGAAAGGGAATAGTCTACTTATCGATAAAATCGATAATATAAAGAATTGCTACACTCGTCCTTGCCAACGCTCACACACAATTTTAGGGCGAGTGTGGATTTTAAAAGGTGAAAAATATGGAACAAATCAAAATTACAGGAACAGGAACAGCACTAATTTTAGATAGAGTAAACCGAATCTTTGCCATCTCTGGCGGTTTGACTATGCAATGGGATTTTATTAGTGATTTTAAAAAGATTGATGATGAGCCGTCACTAGATGAAGATGGAGAGTTATTCGAAACAGCTTACGACCTTGTGCTCGAAGCTAAACCAAAAACTAAAATCAATCTAACATCATCATATTTTGCTAAAGAGCATAAGAAAGACACAGATGAAATCATAAAAGTATTCTCGTTTATCGAAGATAATAAGAGAAATATCTTTGAAACCCTTGGCATTCGCGGGGTGCTTGAATGAGCAATCTAGTATTATCACTAGACATTTCAACTTCTGGAACAGGTTGGGCCTTATTTAAAGGCTCAGACCTTATCCAGAGTGGTGTCTTAAAACACAAAAGTGACTCTTATTTCGAACGTGGACGATATATGGCTAGTCAATTAAGGTTGATCCAGTCACGAGCATTAAAAAAATATGATTGTAGCTTTAGCACAATCGTAGTCGAAAAAAATAGCGTTATGGGTCCAAATCAGCAATCTATGCTAAAAATTGGCATTGTGACAGGAATCATTTTAGGCAGATTGATAGCTGACAGTGTTGTATTCGTTAATGTATCGACGTGGAGAAAGCACTGGCAATTTAGCTACAAAAATCGCTCTAAAGAATCGATGAAGGCACAGTCGAAAGCGAAAACGTTCGAACATTTTAATAAAACTGTTACGGACGATGAAGCAGATGCTATTTTGATTGGGTCGTACTACGTAAATAAAGGGTTTGAGGAGGAACTTGAGTCGCATGGATATTATTAATCAATTTTACAAAATTTTTGACAATGGGATTGTAAGGCAAATTAAAAAGCTAGATGTAGATTGCAAAAAAGCCGAGCAAATAAGATGTAGCGTTACAAATAACAGACGTCGAAAAACCCTGCCAAGACCGTACGTTATCGAAGCGTTTAAAGATTATTTTGACGAAGATACCTATGCACAGATGTATATCAAATCATATCGTGAGTATCACGATCCAAATGACCATGAAACAGAACTTTTTGTAAAACTAAAAAGAGCGCACAAAGATACTAAGTTAGAGCATTACAAACAGACTAAGCGTCTGATATATGCAGCTATGAGCTTTTAGAGGTGATATATGAGTAAAAACCATTCAGCAATTACAGGCGGAAGAGGAGCTAGAGTTAGAGAAGAACATGATTTTTACGCTACACCTAAAAGTGCCACAGAATTATTTTTAGATAACCATATTATTGAAGCTAATACAATTTTAGAACCAGCGTGTGGACAAGGACACATGTCAAAAGTATTAGAAGAACGCTTTCCAAAAGCAAAAATCATTTCAACGGATTTGATATATAGGGGGTTTGGTTATGGAGATATAGATTTTTTGAATTCTGATTTTGAAAGTGTAGACGTAGTCATCACTAATCCGCCGTTCAAACTTGCAAAAGAATTTATTGAAAAATCTTTGACTATTGCAAACAGACAAGTGATTATGTTTTTGAAAATCCAGTTTTTAGAAACTGAAACAAGAAAGAGAATGTTCGAAAATACACCTCTAAAACATGTTTACGTTCATTCAAAACGAGTATCACCGATGCGAAACGGTAATCCTGTAGACGAAAACGGTAAACCTTGGTCAAGCGCTATGTGTTTCTGCTGGTTTGTCTGGGAAGTAGGCTACAAAGGACAACCTACAATTAAATTCTTATAGAGAGGTATAACACATGACAGATAAAATCAACGCAGAAACCATGCAAGTAGCATACAATGAAAACTATCAAACATTTTTAGCTAAAAACGCAGACTACGGAAATTCTTTTGAGAAATCTCTAAACGACCTCGGAATTGTCGCTGGAATCGTCCGTATAGGCGATAAATACAATCGGGTGTGTAATCTTATCAAAAATAAACAAAACGTCTCAGAAAGCCTGTCAGACACGTTAAACGACATGGCTAATTATTGCGTGATGTTAGCGGTTTGGTTGGAGGTTAAGGATGATACCAAAATTTAGAGTGTGGGATAAAGTAACGCAAGCTATGGGCGTGGTTGAAGCAATAGATTACGTCGATAACAAAATATACACCTTTTATCGGAAAGTTGTCCGTAGATATATCCCTTTCGAGGAAGCTGTGTTAATGCAATCAACAGGCCTAAAAGATAAAAACGGCATTGAGGTGTTTGATGGGGATATCGTTAAGTGTTGCAGACTTTTTAACGACTCTTTGTCTGAGTACGTAGGACAAGTAAAATTTGTAGATTTTGGTTGGAACATAGTTGATAAAGCAGATACACACGATCCATTTTACAACTACAAAGACGGGTGTCCAGACGAAATTCGGGAAATCGAAAATATCGGAAATATACACGAAAATCCAGAATTACTAGAAAGGTTAGAAGGATGATTGAAGAATAAGAAATACTTGACTGCATTACGCAGGACACAAAAGCAACTTAAACGTGCTAGTGATGATAGAGCTAGACAGACAAAACGGATTGCTGAGCTGACTGGAAATGGGGGATAGGGTATGATTGACGAAATTTTAAAAAGACTTAATAAAGAATTTGACAATGATCTGGATAACTACGGACAAGAAAGCTACGCTGGTTATATGGCTGCAATAGGTGTAGCAATTGAAATTGTTGAAGAAGTTAAGCGAGGTAGAAAATGAATATTGAAGAAGCGAAGAAATTGATAGACAAACAGTCTATTGGTAAAGGTGGTGTCGGCGACATTCCAGTAGTGAAAACACATATTGTAAAAGTATTACTCGACCAACTCATTCAACCAAAACCAGAAGTGCCACAGTTTGTGGCTGATTGGATTGAGGAACATAAAAAATCATTTTCGGATGCGTCTGCAATAGATATGTACGATAATCTCACCTCTGATAACCGAGGTGGCTATTATCATGATGTGTGGCTTTGGGCTATTGACCACCACAATGATTTTATTAGTGCTTGGATGCATGGCTACACAATCGAAAAAGAGAAGCTGTATACGGTTGAGATACCAAATCCGAATAGTGATTTAAAAATAATTTTAGTAAAGGTAAACAAGAAACTAAAATTAATTGAAGCATATGAAGATCAATTAGAGGAATACAAAAATATTAGAAACGTCACCGAATCCGAAATCCGCAAAGACTTTGACTGGGCTTGGCAGTTTAGAAAAGATGTAGAAAATGAATGAAAGAGAGTTAAATAAGATTATGAATTATGATAAAAATAAAAATGATGCTAAAAAGAACTTTATTATACTTTTAGTTCTATTGCCATTTGGCTTAGTATTATCTGGATTTGTTATTAAATACGGTTGGAATAACATTTTATCAACAATCGATGGTGTACCATCTATCAATTTACCGCAAGCTGTAGGGATCAATGTGTTAGTTAGTCCTTTTGCTTCTAAAAAAAATACGGATGAAGATTTTGCTACAGTGATTGCAAGAGCGTTTATTTCTCCGCTAGTCGTATTGTTATTGCTTTGGATAGTGACTTTGTTTATGTAATATCTTGAGGTAACAGAATGAATGAAGAATTAGGAGTGTTGGTAAATCCCAAACGTGCGTATTATGTAGGAAATAATCGGGACGGATTACCAGTATACACAGTCAACACCGAATATGCACACAAATGCACACGCAAAGAAGCAGAACAGTTTCCGCAGTTTAGATGGGTGAGTTTGGAGGAGTTGAGATGACATATTTAAAAAAATTATTTGAAGCCGTTAAATTTCTCAACTCTATGGAAAAACAGAACAAAAAAATAATGATTACTTTCCATAATAAAAAAGTTCATTTTTACGAGTTAGAAGAAATTACAGAGTCTTCGAGTGGTACTGTTGAAGCTAAAGCGAAAATGCTTAGTTTATGGGGAAAGATTAAATTATGAAAGAAAAAACAATTTTTATATCAAAAAAATATGCAAATGACTTTAACAATGACAAATATAATTTGTCCTCTGGCTATTATTTTAGAAGTGGTGAAAAACATGATATTGCTATTGTTAAATATGGTGAAAAAGATTATTTAAAAAATACTGATTTAGCATATGTTGTATGCGATAAGATCGTTGACGCAGACTCTATAAGCTTCGTTTATCATGGTGAATATGAAACTTGGCATTTTAAACTATTAAACACAGAAGCAAATTAAAGTCCCACGCAAGCGCCTAAGAGCCTGCAATGGCTCTGTGGGTCTACGAGCTGGAATACTCGTTAAACTTACCCTAGAAGCTTTCTGTAAGTATTCAGCTGCGTAGCGTGGAATAATCGTTACGTAGTTATAGAGCGAAATTTTTAGAAAGGGAAATATCCTCCGACATTTTTTTCATAAAAAATCTAAAGTCTGTTATCGCTCACAGATGATTATACAAGCACAAAGCTGAAAATATAGTGCTGACACAAAACTAAAAATTTAATACTCGACATTTAACAACACAAAAAAACAGTCAGCAGAAAAAGGAAAGGAGAACAATAAAAAAGCGCTCGTGAAAGCGCCATTCGGTATATATTCGTACAACTATTATATCATACGAGGAGCTTTCATGACGTTTTTTCCAGAAATTAATATACAAAAAACTAAATCAAACGCTAAGCGAAAACTAAGAGAGTATCCACGCTGGCGTAGGATCGCTAATGATGTAGATACTCAAAAAGTGACAGCCACTTATTCCTTTGAACCTAGACAATCACATGGAACCCCTAGTAAGCCGGTTGAACGCTTAGCACTCAATCGTGTGTCAGCGGAACAAGAATTAGAAGCAATTGAGCAATCGGTTAGTATGATACTAGAGCCAGAAAAGCGCAGGATTTTGTATGACAAATACTTATCTCCTTACAAGAATGCAGATAAGGTTATTTATACAGAATTATGTATGTCAGAGAGCTTTTATTATGACACGCTAGATGCTGCATTATTAGCTTTTGCAGAGCTTTATAGGGAGGGCTCTTTGATTGTAGAGCAAGGAGTTTTTGACTAGTTTTTATACAGTAATACAATAGTTTATACATAAAAATATGTGTTAATATAGTATTATCAAAATAGCAAGAAGAGATAATCATTTACCAACTGACTATTTATTTAGTCGTCAACTTTAACTACTATCAAACTTGCTATTTTATGTATGTGGGACGTACAGGTTCGAATCCTGTCGTCTCAGTAGTGGTTATTTCAGCCACTAGAGCAATACAGCGGGCGTGGGACATAGAGCGGAGTTATAACCGTTTTTGTGTAGACCTTATGGTATTAATCACGTTCGATTCGTGATGGGTCTATAGGCTTACTTTAAAAATAAGCACTGGTATCTCTACGGGGACCTTTGCGCCAAGTAAGACTAAACCGTTAGGAACATGAACCGTGATTGGAAAACGGTAGAGGTAGCGCCTTGCTTCGGGACGTTAGCTAAGTCCGAAAACTCTTTGCGAAGAGCCAGAAGAAGATGTGTCGGTTCGATTCCGACTGTTCCTGTAGCTGCGTTTGCTAAAAACACGCATTAAGTTATAGTCTTAGTGGTGGAAAACGTCGTTTAACTGTTGTACGGAAACAACAGCGCAACTATCATGCGATAACAGATAGCGTTTAGGGCACGTTACTTGACGAGACAAGCGTGAAGAGGCGTTTAGTGTTAGTCGTCCGAATAAATAAACACTCAGTCACCAATTGTGGTGGCTTTTTATTATGTCACGAAGGAGGTGATGGAAAATAGGTAAATTAACACTAAAACAACAAAAATTTATAGATGAGTACATCATCTGCGGGAATGCGACTGATGCAGCGATAAAAGCGGGGTATAGTAAAAAAACCGCTGGTCAAATTGGCGAGCAAAACTTGAAAAAACTTGAAATAAAGCAAGCTATACAGAGTCGCATGAAAGTCTTAGAAAAGAGTTCGATAGCAACAGCTGATGAAGTTCTTAGAGTGTTTACACAAATTCTTAGACAGGAATTAACTGAAGAAGTAACGGAACTTAATCAGATTACTGGTGAATTTGTAACGATAGAGAAGCAACCATCAATAGCAGAGGTTATAAAAGCAGGAAGCGAATTGATGAAACGTTACCCAACAAACCTAGAACTCAAAAAGATCAACCTTGAAATTGAGAAGTTGAAGTCTCAAATTGGCGGAGATGAAGGACAAGATGAGAAAATAGCCAATTTCTTGAATATGGTCAAAGGAGCTATTTCAGATGGAGTTGAGTAAGTTATACACAAGAAAGCAATTGCAAGTTCTTGATTACATTTGGAATAACGATTGGTTTATCTGCGGACTTCATGGAGCAAAGCGTGCTGGAAAAACTGTTGTTAACAACGATACTTTTGTAACAGAGTTATATCGTGTTCGTAAGATTGCAGATGACTTAAAAATAGATGAACCTATCTATATTTTAGCTGGGACATCATCTACTTCTATCCAAAACAACGTGTTACAGGAGCTTTATAATAAATATGGCTTTGAGCCTAAATATGACAAACATGGATCTTTTACATTTTGTGGCGTTAAGGTTGTGCAAGTATATACGGGGTCTATTAGTGGGTTAAAAAGAGCTAGAGGTTTTACATCATTTGGAGCTTATGTTAATGAGGCATCACTAGCTAATGAGGTTGTGTTTAAGGAAATAATTTCTCGTTGTTCTGGTGATGGTGCTAGAATTGTATGGGACTCAAACCCAGATAATCCTAATCATTGGCTAAACACTGACTACATCGGTAAAAACAGAGATGGCATTATCGATTTTAGTTTTAAGTTAGATGATAACACTTTTCTATCTAAGCGTTACATTGAGTCGATAAAAAGCGCAACGCCTAGTGGGAAGTTTTATGACCGTGACATTTTAGGCAAATGGACAGTTGCTGAGGGCGCTATCTATTCAGATTATGACAAAGCTGTTCACGAAGTCGAAGAATTGCCAAAAATGACACGCTTTTTTGCCGGTGTCGACTGGGGATATGATCACTATGGTTCAATTGTGATTATCGGAGAGGACAATAATGGAAATTATTACTTAGTTGATGGTATTGCAGAGCAATATAAAGAAATAGATTGGTGGGTAACTAGAGCCAAAGAGTTTATACAAATCTATGGGAATGTTACATTCTGGGCAGATAGTGCGAGACCAGAACACGTTGCTCGCTTTAAAAGAGAGCGTATTAAAGCAAGAAATGGACGTAAAGAAGTTGTTGCAGGCATTGAATATATAGCGAAATCATTCAAGGATAAAAGGTTATTTATCAAGCGAGGGTGTATTCCTCGTTTTTTTGATGAGATATATCAATACAAATGGAAACCTAACAGTACAAAAGACGAGCCGCTAAAAGAATATGATGACGTGCTAGATGCTGTCAGATATGCCCTCTATTCACAGCATAGAGAAGATAACATAAGTAAAACAAACAATTTCAACGTACTTTATCAAGGTCTAAAAAACTAAATAGGAGAAATGATGGCATATATAGAAGATTTTATTGACTCAACTGGAAATCATAAATTTTTAGAGCTACGCTTTCATCGTGAGTCGAGAATGAGGTATCAGATAAGCGATATAAGCGCTTTGTTTGACGACAACTATAAAATATTACTTGAATACTTAAAACACCACGAGAGCATTCAAAAGCCACGTATACAAGAGTTATTGGATTATGCAGAAGGAAACAATCACGAAGTGTCTAAGTCTGGTCGTAGACAAGATGAAGATATGGCTGATGTTCGTGCTATACACAATTATGGCAAGTATATATCAACGTTTAAACAGGGGTATCTTGTTGGTAATCCAATACGTGTTGAGTATGACGATGAAGTTAACAACGAACTTTTAAAAGAGTTAGCAAAAAAGAACAACTTTCATCAATTAAATAGACAACTTATAAAAGACTTATCTAAAGTTGGTCGTGCTTATGAACTTGCTTATCGTAGTGCAGACGACAAAACAAAAGTGATACGACTAGACCCAAGAGAGACATTTATTATCTATAAAAATGACGTTGATAAAGATAGTCTTATTGGTGTACGATACTACAACAAAAGTCAAATAGATAAAACAGACAAGATAGTAGAAGTTTATACAAGTTCAGAAGTTATCTTTTTTGAATTTGACGGAGAATTAACAGAAACAGGTAGACAACCGCACGCTTTTGGTGCTGTCCCTATCACGGAATATCTGAATACAGATGATGGTTTGGGTGATTACGAAACAGAATTATCTTTGATTGATTTATACGATTCTGCGCAATCAGACACTGCTAACTACATGCAAGAT